TCATGCCGAGAGCGTCACCCTCGCGAACGGCCCCGGCCCGTAACGCGCCGAGATCTGCGCCACCTCGATGGCATAGACGCCCGAAATCCCGTCCTGCGCCGGATCGTAGCTCCAGGCGGGCTGCGCCACCTGCGCGCTGCGCAGCACCGTCTCGCCCTGCGTCACGCGCAGCTGATAGGCCTCGCTCTCCTCGCCCAGCGGCACCTCGTGGAGCGCCCAGCTGTCACCGTCGATGCGGGTGCGCCGGATCCAGCTGACATCGACGCCGCTGCCGGTCTCGACCGCGCGCAGATGCGCCGGGCGGTAGGGCCGCAACCCGTTGCCGTCAAAGGCATGCACCTCTTGCACATAGCTCGGATCGTCATAGCCGCGCCGTGCCGGACCGATGCGGTAATGCCGCTGCTGGCGCCGCAGCGCCGCCGCCAGCGCGATCTGCTGCGGTGTGCCGTCGAGCGCCACCACCCAGGACCCCTCGGGCCAGACCTCCGGCATGAGACCGTCGGTGCCGAACTGCCCGCGCAGCCGGTGGCTCAGCATCCAGACGCCTTCGCCCGCCATCTGCGCATCGCGGAACTGAAAGATCTCCCAGGCGCCGGGCGTACCGTCGCCGATGGCCATCAGATTGCCCCCCGCGAGCAGCGCTTCGTCGCCGATGGATTGCAGCGTGCCCGAGAGCATCCGCAGCTGCAACAGCCCGCCCCGGTCGATCCGCCCGGCGGGCGCCGCCGCCAGCGGCGTCTCGGTCACGCCGATCGCCGAACGCGCGGCGATGATCTCGTTCAGCACGTAATCCGCATCCGACCCGGACTCGTAGACCGCCACCGATCCCGGCCACGGATCGGAGGTCAGCGCCACATGCGGCGCGTGCTCGACCTCCTCGCCGCTCATCAGCGGCAGATCCAAGAAGAAGGGCAGCACCTGCACCGCCGGGATGAAGGCGCGCAGGCTCGGCGCGTCGTCGGGGAAATCCGACGGCAGGTAGACATCCGGCTCGATCCGCACCGCATCCACCAGCTGATGCGTGCCGATCTCGACCCGGTCGACCCGCGCCAGCACCCGCCCCGCCTCGGCGGGCAGCGAGACCACATCCCCCGCCGCAACCGGAAGCTGCGAGGGCGGCAGCGCGAAACGCAGGCTCTCGCGCGCCACGCGCCCCTCGGCAAGCCAGCGCTCCACCGTCATCCGCGCCTCGCGCCGGGTCAGCGCCATGGAGAGCTCGGACTCGGCCACCGCATGGGTTTCCTCGTCGGGCAGCACCGTCTCTTCGGCGGCAATGGCGTGATCGCCATCCGCCTCGACAAAGCGCAGCCGCACCCGGCCCGCCATCTCCGCCTCGCTGGCCCGGCTGCGCACCAGATCGCCGTCGAGCTCTTCGGACACCGCCAGCCGCTCCGGCGCCAGCTCCACCGCATCGCGCCCGCGCCGCAGCGCAAAGACCAGCGCCCCGTCGCGCTCGATCGCATCCACCCCATGCGCCAGCATCAGCGGTTGCAGCGCGCGGCGGGCGTCGCCCACCTGGTCCACCGCATAGCCCCGCACCCAGCCATGCAACCCGCTCACATCGTAGTCGTGCAGACCCACGCTGTCGCAGATCTCCGCCACCACCGAGGCCAGCGTGCGCGACGAGACACGCCCGTTGAGCCAGTGCCCGCGCCGGTAATTGCCGCCATCGGTCCAGAGCTCCGAAAGCCCCGGAAACCACGGATAAGGCCGCGCATCCCAGGCCCAGACATAAGCGTGATCCATGTCGAGCATCGGCCCGCCATACTCCTCCGAGACCGGGTTATGCGCCGGATCGCCCCAATAGGCATGCATCGCGCGCAGATATTGCCGCTGGATAAGTTCATCTCGCAAGCCATTGGAATAATACGGCAACCGGCTTTCAGAGCTTTTCGGATCGAGGAACTTGTTGGGCTGGTTGGTGCCCTTGTCGAGCGCGGCACAACCCAGCTCGGTAAAGCGCAGGGGCTTCGATCCCGGCTCCCAGGCGGTGGGGTCGGCCTGCCGTACGCCACCGATCCGCTCGTGATGAGCATTGCCCCACCAGCCGCGCAGATCCTTGTAGCGGAACACCCAGGGCTCGTCATGCGCCCCGTCGGTGATGGGCTCCCGGCGCTGCGCCGCGCGCGCCTCGGCACTGGGGTAGTACCAGTCATAGCCCTCGCCGCCGGCAACATTGGCCATGAGGTAGTCGGGGTTGTAGATCGCGCCCCAATGCGCATCCGCATGGTCGTCGCCGTCACGCCAGTCCGACAGCGGCATGTAATTGTCGATGCCGATAAAGTCGATCTGATCGTCCGCCCAGAGCGGATCGAGATGGAAATACACATCCCCCGTCCCGTCCTGCGGATGATAGCCGAAATATTCCGACCAATCGGCGGCATAGCCGAGCTTCACCTCCGGCCCCAGCAGCGCGCGGCATTCGGCGGCCAGCGCGCGCAGAGCCGCGACCGCCGGAAAGCCACTGTCCGAGCGGATCTGCGTCAGCGCCCGCATCTCAGACCCGATGCAGAAGGACTCGACCCCGCCCGCCGCCGCGCAGAGCGCCGCCTGATGCAGGATGAACCGGCTATAGGACCATTCCGCCGGCCCGTCATAGCTCACCGTGCCGTCGCCCACGGAGAAATCCGCCGCCGTCACGGTGCCGATGAAATCCGCCACCTCGCTGGCCGCCGCCGCCGTGCCGTCGGGCGAGCCGTCACGCCCCGGCGCCGCGCTCAGGGTGATCCGCCCGCGCCAGGGCAGCGGCGGCTGGTCTTCCGCGCCGCTCCACGGGTCTTCGAGCCCGTTGCCCTCCAGCTGCTCCATCAGGATGAAGGGGTAATACATCACCTCCAGCCCGCGATCCGCCATGCGCCGGATCGCCTGCACCACCGAGGCATCGCAGGGTGTGCCGCCATAGACCGGACGGTCCTCGACGCGGGGCACCAGCTCCGCCGCGCCGCGTGCCAGCCCCGAGACTTTCCATTTCATCTTTTTCCCGTCGAACTCATCCTGTTCGATCTTGGGTTTGATCTCACATTGCCCACAGCGCAGATCGCTGCCGAACCAGCTCACCACCAGCGAGACCGCGCCGCAGCCCGGCATCTCGTCGGTGAGTTGATCCAGCGACGTGTTGAAATCCGGCGCTTCGGAGGGCGAGTTCACGTTCACCACCCCCGAAGATCCCTTGCCGTATTTCATATGTACCGGCTCCGTCGCCAGCGCATATTCCCCCGTGCCCGGGATCATCGCCACGCCGCGGATCGCATGCGGCACATCCTCGGGGTCGTCCTGCACCGGTCGCGTCACCTCGAAACTGAACTGCGGCACCCGGTTGCCGAAGGCTTCCAGCATCAGATCCTCGATCACCACATAGGCGGTGCCGCGATAGGCTGGCACCAGACCTGCGCCCTCCTCCGCCTCCATGCGCGGATCGGGCGCCTGATCGCGGCTGCCCGGATAGACCCGCATGTTCAGATCGCTGACCGGCAGCTCGGCGCCATCCGCCCAGACCCGGTTCACCCCTGAAATCTCGCCCTTGCAAAGCGCCAGCGCGAGGCTCACCGAATAGCTGTAGCTCTTCACCGTCGGCCCCGAGGGCTGGCCCTTGCCGCCGCCGCCGGTTTTCTTCTTCTTCACATGTTCGACGAATTCCGTGGCCCAGATCACATGGCCACCGACCCGCATCCGCCCATAGACCTGCGCGATGGCCGCGCCTTCGCCGGCACCGCTCAGCCGAAAACGCTCGATGCGGCCGGTCTCGACCGTCTCGGCGCCCTTGCCCATCAGCCGCTGATCCAGCGCCCGGCCGAAACTCGCGCCGATAAAGCGGCCCACCGCCGTCATCGACAGCCCCAGAACCGAACCGCCGATTGCGCTGCCTGCCGCCGCGCCGACGGCTGAGAAAAGGATCGTCGCCATTATGTCACCTCTGTTGGAAGGGCAAAGCGCGCCGCGATGCGCCGCCGCCAGGGCTGGCTCAGCGGGCTTTCGATCACCCCGTGCCCGTTATAGGCATGCACAAAGCTCGCCGCCGCGCCGATGCCCGCCTGAAGCCCCAGATGTTTCGCCACCGCGCCCTCGCGCATGCGGAAGAGCAGCACATCGCCCGGTGCCTCGTCCTCGCGCGGCTTGCGCGCCATATAGCGCAGCCCGATGCGCAGCAGCGCCTCGTCGCCCTGTGGCTCGGACCAGTCCATCGTGTAGGGCGGCGCCTGCTCGGGCTCCGGCCCGATCAGCTCGCGCCAGACCCCGCGCAACAGCCCCAGACAGTCGCAGCCCGCGCCCCGGACCGAGGCCTGATGCACATAGGGCGTGCCGATCCAGCCGCGCGCGGCGGCGACAACGCGCGCCCCGCTCATCGCCGGCTCCCGCCGCTCTGCGACTTCGCCTGCGAAGGGTGCACCATGATCCAGTCCTCTTCGGGAATATCCGGAAAGCCCTGAAAGTTCAGGATATTGTTGAATTTCAACCGACAGGTCTCAAACCGCTTGTCGCACCCGGCGAAAAGCCGGAGCATATCGCCCGCCGCCACCGGCGCGCCCAGCGGCTCCCAGAGTTCGATCAGCCGCTCACCGTTCCAGAAGCGGTCGCGCTTGATGCTGCCGCTCAGCCCCTCGGCGGCGCCGCTCAGCACCTCGAAGCGCCCGCGCTGGAACCAGCCGGCCTCGAACCCGGTGAGATCGCCAAAGCGGAAGGAGCGGTTTTCCTCGACGCCAAGCGCCGGCCCCTCGTGGAAATACCCCGGCTCGCTCAGATCGGCACCGCAGGCGGCATCGCCCAGAACCGCGCTACAGGGCGCCTGAAACACCCGCCCCACCGGGCGGTTCAGCATCTCGGTCAGCCCGCGCAGCTCGGCGTGAAACGCGCCATTCGCGCGCCGGATCTCGCCGATGCTGCCCCGGAACATCATCCTTCGCTGGTCGGTATCGCGCCAGTTCACCAGCCACGAGACAACTTCGGCCCCGTCAAAGCGCCCGGCCTCGATATCCGCCTCCGACAGCGCATCGTCGCGCAGCGCGCCCATGGCCTCGGTATTGTCCACCGAGAGCCCGGTCGCCTGTTGCAGCGCCATCGCCGTCAGCCCGGTATCGGCGCGAAACACGAGCCCGTCAAAGCTCAGATCGCGGTCGTGATCGGTGAATCCGTAGCGCGTGCCGTCGCGCCGCGTCACCGCCCAGCAGCGCGCCACCGTGGTCAGCCCGGTGGCGAGATGCACGTGAAGCTCGTCCACCCCCATCAGACCCGCACCTCCACCACCGGCACGTCGGGCGCCTGGCCCGCCTTGAAGCTCGCGACGCTGACATTGATCCGGTCGGTATCGAACCGCACCGGCACGTCGAATTCGAACCCTGCCGAGACCTCGACCCCGGCCAGCGGCGGCTCTTCGAATGTGATCACCCCGGTGGTCAGGTCGATCTCGAAATGCACGCCCTCGCGCATCTCGACATCCTGCACCGCCGCCAGCACCGTGCCGGCCACCGGCTTCGTGATCGGGCGGGCATAGGCGGCGGCGCCCGAGCGGTAATTCTTGACCAGTTGAAAGGCCCGGGTTTCGCCGTCGCCCTCGGCGATCACCTGATCGGTGGGCGTCACCCTGCCGCTGGGTTTGCACGACCGGTAATCCGCCCAGTCCTTCCAGCGGAATCCGTAAAGCTGGCCGTGCCGCGCCTCGAAAAACGCCAGCAGCGCCTCGATATCGTCGAGCCCGCGCAGCCCCAGCCCGGCGTCGTAGCGCCGCCGCGAATGCGCCCAGGGGCTGTTGCGCTCCTCGAACCCGCTGGTCAGTTCGACCACATCCGTGCGCCGCTCCGGCCCGCCCAGCGCGCCAAAGCTCAGATCCGCCGGAAATCTCACCTCGTGAAAACTCATCGCCCGTTCCTCACCTGTTGCGCGCGCCCTGGCCGAGCGCGCGGCTCATCTGCGCCGCGATCTGCGACTGGCTGCGCCGAAAGCTCTGCGCGTCCGGCGTGGTGATGTTCATCACCACCGTGACCGGCTGCGCACCGCCGCTCTGCGCCCGCACCCCGAGCTTGCCGTCCGGCCCGCGGGTCAGCGGCATGATCGCCTCGGGCCCCGCCTCGCCCATCAGCCCGGTGCCGCCGCGCATGGGAAAGCTCACCGGCCCGTTCACCACGCCGCCGCTGGCAAAGGGCATCACCCGCCCCTGGCTGAAGGAGCCGCCCTTTTCGAACCAGGAAAACCCGCTGAAGAGCCCGGCGAGATTGCCCGCCAGCATCCCGCCCACATGCTGGGTCACCGGCTTCACCGCGGCCTTGTAGGCGGTGTCGATCATCGAGCGGGCCACCTGCTCCAGTGCCTCGCTCAGCTTTGCGCCGTCCAGCACCACCGCGTCGATGGCGCGCCCCAGCCCCTTGCTCAGCGCACCCTCCAGCTTGGCCACATTGCGCCCCGTCGCGGAAAAGGTCTGGTGGATGCGCTTCATCTCGGCATCGAACCCCGCCGCCATGGCGCTGGCGGAGCCAAGCCGCTGTTCCAGCCCGGCTATCTCGGTCTCCAGATCGTCCAGCGTGTCCAAATCGGTCATCGGGCATCTCCTTTCATCTCGTCGGGGAAGGCCGCGATCAGCTCATCGAGCCGCGCCCGTCCCATCGGTGTGCCGCCGCTCTCTTCCCCCAGCATCAGCCGCAGCTCGGCGGGGGTGAGCGTCCAGAACTGCTCGGGCGTCAGCCCCAGCCCGCGCAGACCCGCGCGCAGCAGCTGCTGCCAGGCAAACCCGTCGCTCATCCGCTTTCCTCCGGCAGCATGAAGGCCCGCGCCAGCAGCTCCGCCGCCGCCTTCGCCGCGGCCATCGGGCCGCCGGCGATCTCGGCGCGCAGCAGATCCGCCGCGCTCCCCTCCCAGCCGCCGCCGCGCAGCCCGGCGACGATCAGCGCCAGCACGTCGCGCGTGCTGCACCGGCCCTCCTCGAAGCGCTGCACCAGCGCCACCAGAGAGCCCTCCTCGAGCCCAGCTTCCAGCTCGGCCAGCGCCCCCAGCGTCAGCCGCATGGCGCGCTCCTCGCCGTCAAGGGTCAGCGCCACCTCTCCCCGCCACGGATTGGCCATTACGCCACCGGTACCGGCACGAATTGCAGCGCCCCCGCCGAGGCGAGCGAGACCTCATAGGTCGCCTCGCCATTATGCGAGCCAGCATATTCGATGGAGGTCAGCTGAAACGCCCCTTCCACCGTGCCGAAATCCGGGATGATCACCTGGAAATCCGGCGTCTCCCCGTCGAAAAAGATCTGCCGGGCGCGCTCGTCCGTGCCCGCGTCGCGGAACACGCCCGAGCCCGAGATATTGGCCGATTTCACCCCGGCCCCCGCCAGCAGCTCGCGCCAGCCGCCCTGGCTCTCCAGCGTCGTCACATCGACGCTTTCCGCGTTGAAGCTCACCCGCGTCGCGCGCAGCCCCGCCATGGTCTCGAACTGGCCGTCGCCGGTCAGATCCACCTTGATCAAAAGATCCTTGCCGTTCTGGGCACCCATCGCCTTACTCCTTGAATAGAGGGATCAATCGTCTTCGACGCGGGCGCGGAAGGTCATGTCGATCCGCCGCAGCCCGCCGCTTTCGCGCTTTGCCCGCGCCTTCAGAAAGCGCAGGCTCACCAACCGCCCCCGGTCGAGCGCCAGCCCCGCGTCGTTCAGCGCATCGCAGGCCGCCGCCGCCACCGTCTTGGCCATCTGAAACCCCGCCGCGTCGGTCACCACCGCCACGGTGAGATCGTGCCAGGCGCCGCCGCCGCTCTGGTCCGAGGCATCTTTTGCCGTCTCGGAGCCCAGCAGCACGTACAGCCCCGGCAGCGTGCCCGCCGGCAGCGCGTCGTAGATGTCGCTGCCAACCAGCGCGCTCAGCGCCCCGTCGCCCGAAAGCTGCTGATACACGGCGCCCTGCAACGCCGCCGACATCGCATAGCTCATGCCGCCACCTCCTCGCGGGTCTCGCAGATCAGATACATCCCGCCCGGCTCGTGCTCGGTCACCGTGAGGATGCGGAAGAGCCGCCCCCCCTGACGCAAGCGCTGACCCGGCACCGGCCGGTTCGAGTGGCCCTGCGGCGCGGCGCGCACGGTGATGCGGAACCCGCCCACCGCCAGTGCGCCCGCCTCGCCATTGGCCTCGCGCCCCGTGCGCGGCCGGATCTCCGCCCAGAGCGTGCCCAGCACGCTCCAGCTCTCGGTCAGCCCGCCGGCGCCATCCGGCGCGCTCATCGGCGCTTCCAGCACCAGTTGGCGGTTCAGATGCGGCCCGCTCATGCTCCGAACCCCATGCGCATGGGCCGGTAGCGGGCAATGAGCGAGGTCACACCGAAGGGCATGCAGCCCTGTCCCAGCGCCGTCTCGTCGCGATATTCGTAGTAATGCGCCGCCAGCAGCAGCACCGCCTGTGCCAGATCGGCGGGCAGATCGTCGAAGCCCCCGCCATAGCCCGCGGTAAACCGGATCTCTGCCGCGCCGCCCTCGGGGATTGCCGGCAGCGCCGTGCCCTGCGGGCGCAGCCTCGGCGCCTGCCCGTCCACCTCCAGCCGGTAGCGCGCCGGGTCGATGACCTCTGCCGCTCCGAACCGATCCACGACGGAAAGCTGGCTCACCGCGCTCACCGGCGCCACCGGAAACACCGCAGCTTCCGGGTCGCGCCAGCCGTTCAGCGTCCAGACAAAGCCGCGTGTGATCAGCGCCTTGCCCGTTCGCGCCTCGATGGCCGCCAGCGCCGCCCGCAGGAACGAGCCCAGCACCGCATCCTGCACGTCGTCCTCGGCAAAGCCGCTACCCAGCCGCAGGTGGCGCTTCAGCGCCGCCACCGGAAGGGCCGCGTCGGGCACCTGTGTTTCTTCGATCAACATCATCTGTATTCTCCGCAATCCTCTCCCGACCTCCGCGACCGGGGCTCAAGGCGGGCGCGTGCCGCCCACGTTGCTCGGACGGAGGGGAGCAGCTGGACAACGCGAGTTCTTCCGGCACGCGCCCCATGAAGGCGGGTCGCCCCGCCCTCATGTCCGCGTCAGTCTCAGGCCAGGGCGCAGCGCAGCAGCTTGATCGCCGCGAAATCGCTCACGTCACCGCCGACGCGCTTGGTGGCGTAGAACAGCACATGCGGCTTGGCGCTGAAGGGATCGCGCAGCACCCGCAGATCCGGCCGTTCGGCAATGGTGTAGCCGGCGCCGAAATCACCGAAGGCAATGGCATCGGCATCGGCGCCAATGTCCGGCATGTCCTCGGCGATCAGCACCGGATAGCCCAGCAGGCGCGCCGGCTCGGCGGCGGCCAGACCGTCCGACCACAGATGCCGCCCATCCGCGTCCTTGAGCTTGCGCAGTGCGCCGGCGGTCTTGGAGTTCATCACGAATGCAGCCTTGGCGCGGTATTCCGCCCCCAGCGCATAGACCAGGTCGATGATCGCGTCGCCGCCGCCGATCCCGTCGGCCACGCCCGAGGGCACATAGCCGAGATTGCCCCAGGTCCAGACATCGTTGTCCACCGTGTCGTGGTCGAGGAAGCCGCGCGGCTTGTCGACGCCGTCGCCGCTGACAAAGGCCGCCGCCTCGGCGCGCGAGAACTTGTCGGCGATCCGGCCCGCCAGCCAGGTCTCGATATCGAAGGCGCTGTCGTCCAGCAGCCGCTGGCTGGCCTTGGGCATCGCCGAGAGCTCGTGCAGCTTGATCGAGATGCGGTCGATGGTCGGCGTGCCGGTGACCGTCGAGTCGGTGGTCTCGTCGGCCCAGCCGGCGCCGGTCTCGCCCTGGTCGATCAGCACGTCATAGGAGGTGGCCTCCACCGTCACCACGCTGGCGATGGCCCGGATCGAGGCGGTGCTGTCGAGCACCGATTTCACCGTCTCCGAGGTCACCGGGTCGACCAGATAGCCGCCATCGCCCGCCACGGCGGTCGACATCGCCTTGCCCTCCAGCGCCAGCCCGCGCAGCGCGTCGTCGTCGCCGCTGCGCAGATAGGCGTCAAAGGCCTTCTGATGCGGCGCAAAAGTCTCTGCCGTGGTGGCCAGCGCCGGGCGTCCGCGCGGGGTGGTCATTTTTGCGTCAAGCATGGTCAGTCGCTCTTCCTGTTTTTGAAGCTTCACCTGAAAGTCGGCCTGCAAGGCCCTGAAATCGCCGACGAGTCCCGCAACAGCGGCGCTCACCCGGGCGACCGGAGACAGATCTTCCCCGGTCCGAGAACCAGTCTCGGAGTTGCTCATGATCTCGATCCCGTTCGTAAGAGGCGCGCGTCAGCCGCCCGCCAGGTCCAGACGCGCGCCCTCCAGCGCCTGCGCCAATTCACGCAGCATGGCCTCGTCCGGGCTCTCGCCCTTGGCCGCCACCCGCGCACTGGGCAGCATCGGGAAGGTCACCAGCGACACTTCCCAAAGCTCCAGTTCCTTGAGGAGCCTGCGCCCCTTCTCATCCTTGCCCGCCTTCAGCGTGCGATAGCCGATCGACAGCCCGTCGATGGCCCCTGCCGCGATCAGCGCCGCCGCCTCGCGGCCCTTCTCCACCGTGTCCAGAAGCCGGCCCTTCACATAAAGCCCGCGCGCATCCTCGCGCACCTCCTCCCAGATCCCGATGGGCTGAGCCGGGTCGTGCTGCCAGAGCATCTTGACCGCGCGCCCCTCGGCGCCCAGCCGCCCCAGCGAGGCCGCATAGGCCCCCGGCGCCACCACGTCGCCGCCCTGATCGCAGGCCCCGAACAGCGAGGCATAGCCCTCGATCTTCGTGCCCTCGACCAGCACCACCTCCGCGTCGAAGCGGCAGAACTTGTGCTCAAGATCCATTCCCGTTCCTTTCCGAAATCCGCTCAAGGGGTCACGCCCGTCAGCCCGACGAATGCCTGCGCCAGGATCACCCCGGCGACCCCGTAAACCGCCAGCCACAGCCGTTTCTCCAGCCGCTCGATCAGCGCCTCGATCCGGTCGAGCCGCCCGTTCAGCGCCTCGATCTGCAAGCGGCTCACCCGCTCATGCGCCTCCAGCTTCAGCGCCGGCGCGCAGGCAAAGGGCTCGTATTCCAGCTTGCGCTCACTCACCCTCGCCGCCCTCCGGCAGCGCGGGCAGGCCCAGCATCCGGCGCTTCTCGGCGGCGGTGAGGAAATCGGCCCCCGCGACGCGCGCCCATTGCGCGTCGCGCTCGGCGGCCAGCGCCGGCACCTGGTCGAGATCCGGCGACAGCGCCACCTCCTCGCCCAGATGCGCCGACAGCCACCGCCCCACCGCCGCCGTCACCCGTGTCGCCAGCGGCAGCACGGTGAGCCGGTAGAAAGCGCGATGCGCCTCCTGGTAATTGGCGAATGTCGCCTCGCCGGGAATCCCCAGCAGCATCGGCGGCACCCCGAAGGCCACCGCGATCTCGCGCGCCGCCGCCTCCTTGGTCTTCTGGAATTCCATATCCGAGGGCGAAAACCCCATCGGCTTCCAGTCGAGCCCACCCTCCAGCAGCATCGGCCGCCCGGCATTGCGCGCGCCCTGATGCAGGCTCTCCATCTCGTCGCGCAGCCGTTCGAACTGATCGTTGCTCATCGCGCCCTGACCGTCGGCACCCGTCCAGACGATGGCCCCCGAGGGCCGCGCCGCATTGTCGAGCAGCCCCTTCGACCAGCGGCTCGCGGCGTTATGCACATCCACCGCCTGCGCCGCCGACTGGATCGGCGAGAGCCCGTAATGATCGTTCTGCGGATGAAACGCCCGGATATGGCAGACCGGCGACACCGCGCCGCCGGCATCGAACCGGTGCCGGCGCCCGTCGACCATGTAGTCATAGGCGATGGGCCAGCCATCCGGCCCCGGCACCAGCCGCATCCGGTCCGAGCGCAGCACATGCAGCTCGGCGGGCAGCCCGGCCTCGCCGCTCACCGCCTCGACATAGCCGTCGCCCGACAGCAGCAGGTGGCCATAGAGCGCCTCGAACAGTTCCGCGCGGCCCTGCGCCGGGTTCGGCGCGCTCACCAGCGACAGCAGCGGATGCTCGGTGTAGCGCTGTTCCCGGTCCTGAAGCACCAGCGGCAGCGCCGCGGCGGCCTCGGCGATGAGCTTCACCGCGCGAAACCCCACCGGATTGCCCGCAAAGCCCGCGCGGGTCAGCGAGCCGCTGTCGCGCGGGCTCCAGGCCACGCGCCCGGCGCTCGCATAGGCCATGACCGGCCCGGTGGCCGAAGCCTTGACCTCCGGCACCGGCGCCGCCCCGCTGTCCCTGCGCAGAAAATCGAATACCATCGCCTGACGCTCCTTGCTCATGTCCGCTTGGGGCCGTCGCGGGCCCTCATCGCCTTCGAAAACCACCCTAGGAAAAGAAGGTTAAGGCGCTCTGCCGGCAGCGCCCGCTCGCGGCGCAACACCCCGCTCAGCGAAACCCGGCTATGCAGTAGACGCCCTAGCTTGGGGCGCTAACTCCGGGTTAGGCTCCCCGGATACCCGCGCCTGCGCACAAGAAACCTCCGGGACATACTGAATGACTGCCGAGCCTCCGCCCGATCTCCGCCCCCTGTTGTCCGAGGATGCCGAGATCGCGGCCGAGATCTTTCTCGATGCAGTCCTGAACGGCACCGCGCCGCATTATTCCGAGGAAGAGCGCCGCGCCTGGGCCGGCCCGCGCGCCGATCCCGAGCGCTGGCGCGACCGCATCGGCGGCTCGGTCGGGCTGATGGCCGAGCTGCGCGGCGTGCCGGTGGGTTTCATGACGCTGGTGATGCCGGGTCATATCGACCTGGCCTTCGTGCGCCCGGGCGCCGCCGGCCACGGCATCGGCAGCGCGCTGCTTTCGGCGCTCACCACCATCGCCCGCGCCGGCGGCGCCAGCGCACTGACCTCCGATGTCAGCAAGGCCGCGCGCGCCTTCTTCGCCCATCACGGATTCGAGCTGCTGCGCGAACAGAGCATCACCCGCCGCGGCGTCGCCCTGACAAACTACGCCATGCGCAAACCCCTGTAGGGTGGGCTTCAAACCCACCCCAGACGCGCAAAGCCTGGCAAACCGCCCGTGTTACAACACCCGCAGAGCCGGCCGCTTCCAGCCCTGCATCGGCGCCACCACCAGCTCGGTCAGCGCCCAGACCAGCGCATCCACCCGGTCGGGCGAGCCCTGCCCCTGAAACCCCGCCGCCGTCATCAGCCCCATCTGCTCCTCAAGCGCGGCAAAGCCGCCCGCATGCCCGACACGCCCCTGTTCGTAGAGCGCCGCCACCGGCTCCGCCCGCGCCACCTTGCCCCGCGTCGCATGCACCTGACGCAGCGCGATCTGCGGCGCCACCTGCCGCAGCACCGTCTCGACCATGGCGCCGCCCTGATTGACCTCGGCCACCACCCGATCCGCCTGCCAGCGCTCATAGGCCGCCACCGCCGCCTCCGCCCAGCCCGTGGGCGAGACGCCCTGCACCGTCGCATCCTCCAGCACGACCGCGCGCCAGCTCTGCGGCGGCCCCTCGCAAAGCACACCGGCCACCACGATCCCGCAAGCATCCGAGGCCTTGCCCGCCCCCGCCGGCGGGTCCACCGCCACCACGATCCGGTCAAAGCGCTCGGGCACCGGCATGCCCTGCGCCCGGTCCAGCATCTCCGCCGTCCAGAGCGCCCCGTCCACATCCGAGACCAGCACCCCGTCGAGCTCCTGCCGCGCCAGCCGGGTATTGCCGTAGCGCGCCCGCACCTCCTCCAGAAACGACGCCGCCAGATTGGCCCGGTTGGCCTCGGTCTTCGCCCGCGTCACCACCGTGCTCCCCAGCGCCAAGAGCTCCTTCAGCACGCCGACATTGCGCGGCGTCGTGGTCACGCAGACCTGCGGCGTCTCCCCCAGCCGCAGCGCGAATTGCAGCATGTCCCAGGTCTCGCGCGCCTTCTTCCACTTGGCCAGCTCATCGACCCAGGCGGCATCGAATTGCGGCCCGCGCAGCGCCTCCGGATCATGCGCCGAAAACACCATCGCCTCCGCCCCGTTCGGCCACACGAGACAGCGCCGCGTCGCCTGCCACTCGGGCCTGCGGTCGGGCGGCGAACAGGCCAGCAGCCCGCTCTCGCCGAACACCATCACCTCGCGCACCTGATCCAGCGTCTCGCCCACCAGCGCCACGCGCTTGCAGCGCCCCGGCGACAGCGGCAGCGCGCCCTCGACGCAGGAACGCACCCATTCCGCCCCGGCCCGCGTCTTACCCGCGCCGCGCCCGCCCATGATCACCCAGGCGCGCCAGTCGCCCTCGGGCGGCAACTGATGCTGCATCGCCCAGAACTCGAACAGAAAGGGGAGTGCCAGGCACTCCCCCTCCGTCAGCTCATTCAGAAACCCCTCGCGCACCGCAGCACCGGCGGAGGCGAGCCATGCGGCACCCGATCTCATCGCGCGCCCGTTCGAGATCCAGAGCCCAGTCTCCGGCAATCCCCTTCTGTTTTCGTCTGACATTGGCGATCTGCGCCTCCGTTTCATGCGACGCCCTCATCCAGTAGCGGACATCGCTCATCAGCTTGCCCGCCTCGGTCTTGGACACCTCCTCCCCGTCTTCGATCTGCGCCTTGAGGCGTCTGATTTCCGCGCCGAGCTCCTGAAGAACGCCGACGATCCGGTCGCGCTCGTCTTCGAGTCGCGACATTTCCTCTTCGAGATGGATAAGGATCAT